TGATCTTAACAAGACCCATGCGCGTAAAAAGGTGCGCCCACGGACTCATAACGAAACGCAGAACACCGTTGCAGCCTTTGGTGAGGTGACGCACCACCCCGACTTCATACCGGACCCGCCTAGTCGTATATCCGACCGAGGGCCCGAAGCGGTGGTAGTGTGGAAAACACGCTGGGCCGAAGGTAACGGTAACAACCTAAACGAGTATGACCTTGACCAGATCGTGGCGGGGGCCAGCCAGTAGCGATGGCTGATGACATAGCGGGTGACCTCAACGTATTTGGTAGTGTGAATGCCTCTACCTACTACGGAGATGCTACCCAGTTCAGTGCATTGGCTGCACCGCAGTTAACGAGTACGCAGCGTGATGCGCTAACTAACCCGTTCAACGGTTTGCTTATATACAACACCAGCACCGACAAAATACAGGCTTATGTCGATGGATCTTGGACGGACATGCACTAGATGACAAACCTACAGGTTATACAGCAGGCACTGCGCAGGGTAGGCCTTAGTACGACTTCAACCACCTTTAAAAACGGGGCGAGGGACTATCTCAACATCGTCACCAAGGATGTGTCGAGTCGGGCTAAATGGTTTTGGATGTTTAAGTCCTCAACCTTTACCGTGTCCAATGGCACCCAGACGTATGCGCTGGCTAGTGATGTAGCGGAGCCTCTGTCGTTTCGCAACAAGACCCAAGACCATGTGATGCTGGTGATATCGTCACAGACGCTGGATGCCGATGACCCCGATCATTCGATCACGGGTGATGCATCCTATGTGGCCATTAACGGCATTAACTCCTCTACGGGCTATGTCGAGGTAGACCTGTATCCTAAGCCCGACAACGGCACCGATGTCATCGCCTATCGCTACTACGGTTTCATACCCGACTTCGACTCCGATGACGATGCTAACTCGCTAGACATCTACGTGCCGCAGATCGTGCAGCCTGCGCTCGTGTTTGGCGTGTCGGCACTCTATAAAGAGGAAAAAGGCGATATGGAAGGGGCTGGTATTGACCGAGGTGAGATGGAGCGGGTGATACAACGGGCCCTGACGCAGAACAATGCTATCCAAGGCAACCGCTCCTATCGCAAAAGGCGCACAGACGATGGTATGGACTATGGATTCACGTTTGCCGTAGAGAATGGGTCGTTGTCGTAATGGCTATCAGTGCAGCTACAGTGCAATACGGTCCCTGGCTCAAGGGGGTGCGGTATGATCAACCCGCTGAAGACCTCGGTCCCAATGCGCTTTTTTCGATGACCAACTGCCGGGTCGGTCAAGCCGGTCAGGTCGAAAAGCGAAAAGGCTTTGCCAAGTTCAACGCTTCGGCTCTCAACAGCGGGGCTACGATCACGGCAGTGGGTCAAGTCACGTTAGCGGCTGTAGATAAAACTTTTGCTATTTCGGGCAACAAATTTTACGACATTACCGGCGGCTCAGGCACCGACAGGTCCGGTTCAGTCACCATCACCGCCGGTGATGATAACGTATGGGAGTGGGCGTTGGCAGGGTCTACGCTGGTGCTGACCAATGGCGTGGATACCGATGCGATTACCTGGGCTGGCGGCACAGCCAACGCCGGGACGCTGGATGATGACAGTCGGTTTACCAAAGGAAAACACATTGCCTACTGGGACAACCGCCTATGGATAGGCAACGTCAACGGAGCCAAGTATCAGTTATGGAGGTCAGACACGGGTGATATTACCGTGTGGGGCTCTACTAGTTTTTACAATTTCGATCACGATATTACAGGCATTAACCCTATCGGCAATGCCTTGGCTATTCACACCGACCAGGGAGTGCATGTACTAACGCCGACCGGCAATGCTACGGTGCCGTATCAAGTGCAACGCCGCGCACCGGCTGGTAGCGTGTCAGGTCGAAGCATCGTCAACCTCCCGTCAGGCCTGCAGTTGTTTCCCCGGCTGGACGGCTTCTACGCCTGGGATGGCGGGAACCAAGTGCAAAAGATATCACAGGCTTTAGACGGTTCTCGGTTCTGGGACTCTATCAACACTGCCAAGCTGCACCTCTCGCACGGTCTCCACTACCCGTCTACGAATGAGGTCTGGTGGTTTATTCCCTACGGCACCTCGCAGGCTACCAACAACTACGTCATCGTCTACAACACCGCTCTTAACTGCTGGTTTGGTCCCTATACCAATATGGCCAGAGATGCTTCGGCCCTGGTCGATGACCAGCCCCATGCAGGCGGCTTCAATGGCTACGTTTACACCCACGATAAAAACAACAACGACGATACAGCGGCTATATCGGCACAGTTCAAGACCGGGGCCCCACCTCCTATGGGGGCCGATGTGCGGCTGCGATGGCTCTATGCGCGGCATTACTACGATGCCCAGGACTCTGAGTATGACGTACAGGTGCTACAGGAGTCCTCCAAGATCACTGGCACCACAGAGCGCATCTTGATGGGCGAGTTGAGCGCAGGCCTCGGCTCGTTTGTGCTGGGTACGTCAAAGCTGGGTGGAAGCACTTCTGCACTATATACCGACACCGACCTTATGGGCTACGACAATAGCACCGCATTGATCTATACAAACAATGCGCTTGATGAGCCGTTTACGTTTCGGCGGGTCAATTTACAATACAAGCCGCTGGGACGATACAGACGGCGTAAAACAGTGGGCGTAGAATAATGGCAACTGGATCATTTACCGATACACCGGAATACAAAAAGCTGAGAAAAGGGGCCAAGTGGGGCCAGTATGACGAATCCACGTTGGCTGATGCCCTACAAGGCAAAGGCATGGATGCGACTTTTGGCGTAGCCGATGTGTATCGCAGCAGAGACCAGGCTTTAGCCGATCCATTGCTGGCGGGTGTGCCTGATCAGTTTCGGAGTGATGTGCTGGGTGCCTATCAGCAGGGAGGCGATTTAGAATCCTATCTGCGCGGCATCGAAGGTGGGTTTACCTCAGCTATCACTGCCGATCCAAATGCCGGTAACCCGATGTCGGGCGGTATGAGTTGGCAGCAATACCAACAGTTATTTCCAGAACAAGCTAGGGCATATGGCAAATCAGATGCCTACCGCACAGCCGTAGGGACGATGCCCAGCGCAGGCAACCCGGCAGCGGTCAGTGATCCTACGCCAGCACCCGAACCTACGCCAACACCAGATCCGGTAACGACACCAGCACCAGCACCAGCACCAGCACCAGCACCCAGTGCAACGCCTGCTGGTATGGACCCTGGTATGTTGGAAATCTACCAGTCGGAGTTGGACAAGGCCAGGAACATGGCCCGTCAGGGCCGCACTGACTTTTCGCTACAAGACGCATCGATAGCAGCGAGTCGGTTGGGTATGCCCAGCGACATTGAGAGTCTACGTGCAATGGTGATGAAGGATTTTGTCAGTCCAGCCGGGGCTGCTTCGGGACCAGTAGCCCAGCCACAGGTGACGGCAACGGCCCAGCCCACTGGCACAACCTTCCAGCCCACCGGCCCTTCGGCTCAAACTGCACAGGCTGTGGGTGGTGTGACAGATGCAGTGTTGCGCCAGCAGCAGATGGACACGCAGCGCGAGTTGATCGGGTCTGCTGAAGAGGCAGCGGCTCAGACTCGTGAGGGGTTGCCAGGGTTAAGAGTCGCTGACCCTAACTTGAACATACAGTTCGATCCCGCCACAGCACCTGTTGGAGGACCCAACATAGGAACGCAGGGTTACGTCAGTGATATCACAGATCCAGGCTTTACAACGCCGCAGATGTTGGCTACCGGCGATGTGCAATACGACCCCAAATACTTTAAATACGAAACCGATCTACAGCAGATCATGCTGGATGCTCTTCGCCAAAACCTTATGGGCGAGGGAGGCATGGACCCGCAGACCGCAGCGCAGATGGCTGACCTACAAGCCCGGCAGGCTAAAGATGAGGCACAGACAACTGAAGACCTCCAGCGGCTAGGCGTGTTGCGTGGTGGTGGAGATACGGCTGATGTGCTGGGCGAGTTACGGTCGGGCTACGGACGCACCTATAGCGACATACTATCTGATCAAGCGTATCGCCAGCAAAACGACCCTCGGTTGGAGGCCGCATTAGAGTTAGCGCAATTGGGTAGTGATCGATACATGACCGGTGGAGAGATGGTCGGTCGATTGGGAGGCCAGGACACGCTAGCAGCCCGTCAGGCGCAACAAGATGCGATAGAGAGCCAAGCGGCGATGACGCTGGAGTCGCAGTTGATGCAGCAGAATGCGCGAGAGCAGGCCGCAATACGCGACCTTGAAGCGCAGCAGGCAAACCAACAGGCTATTGAGCGCGAAGCCGATATCAGTGGGTTCCTAAGAGGGGCTCGGTCATTAGAGGGCCGAGGCCAGGACATCGATGCACAGTTTGGTAGGGCTGATCGCCAACTGGAACAGGCGCGAGTCCTCGCACCGCAATATGAGTCGGCGGCTGACTTAGCACGTAGCGATGCGATGCTGCAACAAGATTTAGCAGACCGCAACCTCGCTCGTGGTCTGACAGTTACTGAGCCGACTACCAGGGAACGCTTTGAAGAAGGCGTTAGAGGCGCACAGGAGGCTGAAGCCTTGGCCCGTGCGGGAGTGACAGGATACTTAGACGATCAAGCGACATTAGCTCGTGAGCTTGGCTTAGACCTTGAGCGCGAACGAGACCTGACGGCTGCTAGAGAATCTGACAAAGACCGTATGCTGGAGCGCGAACTGGCCGCAGGCGAAGTTGCGCTGGATGGCCCCTCCAGAGGCCGCACTACCACTATTGCTGGTCAAGAGGCCGGTGCCGCAGAACGGATGCAGACTGAGCAGTTAGAATCTGAAGAGAGGCGGCTGGGTGATCAACTAGATACCGATGAGGCACTGGCGCGAATTGACGCGAAAAGTCGTACGGACATACAAAGTCTGATCAACCAAGGCAGCTACGATGAAGCCGAGATGTTGATGGGCATTGAAAAGGACATGCAGAACGAGCGACTGACGTTTGAACAGCAGAACCTGTTCAAAGAATTGAAGAATGCAGTGACGCTCGGTCAGATCGACATGTTCGGCGCACAAGACCTACAACGGATTATTAATGAGGGTAACTTAGGCGAAGCGAATACGGTATTAGAGGGCATAAAAGAACAGAGCAAAGCCACAGTTGATGTGGCAAAAGAGCAGCGAGGTGCTGCAGTAGACGTAGCTAAGGAACAACGCGCAGGGGCTGAGGAGATACGCTTGATTGATGAACGTATAGCCTCTGAACAGGTTACGAGTGAAGAGAAGGTATTGCTTGAAGAGTTAAGAACGCAGATACAATTAGGCACGATATCGGCTGATGCGGCTAAGGCGGTACAGCGCACAATATCTCAAGGCAATTTCAACGTAGCATTAACGCAATTAGAAGGCACTAAAGCCGATGCAACTGCTGCGGTTGATGTAGCTAAGGAGCAGCGAGGTGCTGCAGTAGATGTAGCTAAGGAGCAGCGAGGTGCTGCGGTTGACGTAGCCCAAATCGATGAACGTATCGCTTCTGAACAGGTTACGAGCGAAGAAAAGGTGGCACTTGAAGAGTTAAGAACGCAGATACAATTAGGCACGATATCGGCTGATGCTGCTGAGGCGGTACAACGCACAATATCTCAAGGCAATTTCAACGTAGCATTAACGCAATTAGAAGGCACTAAAGCCGATGCAGCCGCTGCGGTTGACGTAGCTCAAGAGCAGCGAGGTGCAGCGGTAGACGTAGCTCAAGAACAACGAGCAGGGGCTAAAGAGATACGAGAGATCGATGAGCGTATAGCTTCTGAGCGCGTGAGTAGCGAAGAAAAGGTGCTACTTGAGGAGTTAAAAACTCAAATATCGCTAGCCAACATCGACTCGTGGACCTCTACATCTATTCAAAACGCCATTATTAAGGGCGATTACGAAGAGGCGCGTCAGCAACTGGACTATGCGCGAGAGATCGCTGCAGGCTCGGTAAACATTGGCGGCGAACAAGTAGATACGATTGAGGCCGGTCGATTCAACCTTGAAGAGGCGTTGACCGATGCCCAGCTACAGCAACTGGTCAAGTCTGAGCAGGGTCAGTCTATAGCCAACCTCCTATCCCTTGTGCAGACGTTAGAGCCAGGGTCAATAGCGCGTGCAAATTTAGAGGCTGAGATAGCGACCCAAATTAGCAACACCGTAGACGATGAGGCCTTAGAAAAAGTTCTTGTTGACATGCTTAGTCCTGTAACGCTGGACGGCGAAACGGGGGATCTTTGATGATCCAGTCGTAGATAACAATGGTGACGATGAAGGTGAAAATGAACAGGGAGCATTACCACGATACACTCAGTGGCTATCAGACAACCCTGAGCCATCGTTTCCCGGTCGGGTAGCCCCTAGCGTTGATAACTACAACACGATGAGCGACTTTGAAAAAGCGTTGAATAAATACAACAACGCAAAGGCTACTTGGGAAGATTGGAATAACCGTAAAGAGCAGGCCGAGCGGTTAACTGAACAAGGATGGGATAGAACGGCACAAGGGAATCCATAAGGAACCGACCATGGCAATAGGCGCAATATTAGCCGCAGCCCAGATGGGTAAAATGGGCTACGACATGTACAACCAGCGGCAGACCCAAGAGGAACAGGACCGACTGCGCGAGGAGCGTATGCGCGAACAGCAACTGGTTAACGCACTGGCTACGCTACGCCGCCAGCAGCCTCAACAACTGGGTATGCCACAGGGCCCGACACCGGGTCAATTGGGCCGCAACCAGACCTCTGGACTACTGAACAACTTGATTAGTGCGGGGCAAATCTACCAGAACTACAAAGCGGGACAATAATAATGGCACAACCGGCAATACGGTATCGCAACCCTGGCAACTTAAAGCCGGGATCAATGGCAAAAGGCCAAAATTATTGGTCTCAGCACGGCTTTAGTGGCATAAGCCCAGGTGGTTTTGCTCAGTTCGATACAAATCAAGGTGGGATAGACGCATTGCGCCAACAATTGCGCATTGATCGCAGTCGCAACCCTACGTTAGGTGCATTCTTAGATAAATATGTAGGGATACAGGCTGATCCAACGGGCACGGCAAATGCTAAGATTAACGTGCCAAAAACGCTGGGCGTGGGTTTAGATACGCCACTACAGCAGATCGATGAAGATGCCCTATTAAGGGCAATGGTAATAAGCGAAGGAGGTCAAGACAGTCTACAGACCTATGAGCCGTTTATGCAGCCAGAGCCTGCGCCTACGCCTGCTGCACCATCTCGTGGTTTACGGACCCCGCTTAGTCCAGACTTTATGAAAACCTTGACTAAGGCAAATATACCTGTTCCCGCACGCCAAGAATCTACCCGTACGCCAGATACGGGAAATTTGTATCAAACAAAGCCGCTTGAAACAGAGTATGGCACCATGGATTGGCGTTCGCAAACAGAGCCCATTACGCCAACCCAAGCCGAGCAACTTATTGGCCAAGAAGAAGCAAAAAAAATTAGAGAAGAAGAGGCATTTGGGCCTTCGGGAACTGCGCAGCCTGAAAATGAAATGATTTCAAGGTATGAAAACGCAGCAGGGCCAGCTACTAACCCCTATTCCTTAGACCGGGCAGCGAAGACTGCGGCACCTGAGCAACCGAGCTTCTTGTCGCGCCTGGGTAGCGGCATTAAAGACAACCCAGAGACCGCTGCAGCGATTGCTGCTCTCGTAGGCGGCGTAGGCTCAGGCCTTATGGGCCGGGGCCGACTGGCCAAGCAGCAGGCTGAACAAGATGCCGCAAACCGACAGGCCGCAGCCTACTCTAACGCCATCAGCACCTTGACCCGTGGACGCACTACGCCTGTCATGGCACCGGAACAAGTGCGCAGTACTCCAGGCACTGCCGAGACCATCTTTGACGTATTGGGCACGTTGGGATCGGGGGCCGGCCAGATCGCTGGTGATAAGCGCAGGCGCGACCAAGCTGCCGAGGACCGGGAGTTCAGCCGGGACATACAGACTCGTGAACTGGACATTAAAGAATACGAGATCGAACAACGCACACTCGCCGCAGCGGCAAAGGCAGCAGCCAGGAACATCACTGACAAGGCTACTGGCGGTATAACCCCAAAACAGGCTCAGGTGATACGCGCAGGTTTAGACAACCTACAAGCTATTTTTGACAGTGGGGGCCCGTTTGAGACAGGCACTTTGAGCTTTGACCGCACCTACGGTGAATCAGCCGCCATACAAAACGACTTTGAATCTTCTCGAAATACGTTGATAGCTGAAATTAAAGACTTGATGGGGTTAGATCGATTGACCGACCGGGATCTGCAATTGGTTATTGAGACCCTGCCGCAACGCAATGACTCAGCAGGGGCTATACGAGGTACTCTACGGGGTATTAAGAATACGTTGTCTCGTTTGGAGTCTATCTACAGTGGTGGTGGTGGAGGGATGGGCCAAGCTACAGGCAACCAGTTTAGCAACATGACGGCGAATCAATTGGCTGATTACGTTGATCAAAACCCTAACGATGCTCAAGCTGAAGCTGAGATGGACCGGAGACTTGGTTTATGAACCTCAGTCGAACAGATCGCATTGCCAAGCTACGATCGCTAGGCGATAGGACAGGGGCTGGAGAGTCTACGGGATTTAGTGGTGACTTCGGTAGCAAAGTATCCCAACTACGGGCACTCGCTGCCGAGCGGGGCCAGCAGATCAACTCCATACAGGACTTGATCAAGGCCTGGGAGGAGGAGGATCTGGATGTAATGGAACTACTTAAAAACATACCCTCTAGTGCTTATCAGTTTGGCTCGGATGTGGTGGAGGCTGTTAGTGACCCAGTGGGCATGGCAACGAATATCGGCAAAGTAGGTGTAGGCATAGCGGATCTACCATTTCGGGCAGCAGGCACTGAGGCTACCGGCCTACAGCGCGAGGGCCGAGAGGCGTTGGGGCAGATGGCCAGCCAGATGGCAGGCTCATTGACACCGAGTGCATTAACGGAGCGTCCGGTCGAAGGCTTGGCTAACCTAGCCGTAGGCAGTGGCTCGGCCTTGAAGGGTTTGTCAGGACTAGCCAAGCTTGGTCGTATGCCGGGCGTGGCTCAGACGCTACAGACAGCAGGCAAAGCGGCTATGGCGGCTGATCCTACCGTGCTGCCATTCAAAGCCGCTGGTGCGGCTACGAGAGCCACAGGGCGTGGCGCAGCGCGAATGGCTACAGCCGCAGGCGAGAGGGCTTCGACTGCAGGGAGTGGTGTGCGGGGTAAGGCTACAGAACTCGGTGACAGGGTCAGTGCATCGATAGGCGGGACATCACCTACGGGTAAAAAAGTGCCGCTATGGAAGGAGATCATAGCAGGGGGCTTGGCCTTCACCACTGGCACCAGTCCAGGCACGATTTTATTGGCCATGGAGAAGGCTCGTGGCGGCTTTGGTGACATTATTCGCAACGCTCGTAAAGACCGGGAAGGGGCCTGGGAGGATATAGCCAAACGACTAGCCAAGGCTACCGAAAAAGCCAAGATCAATAAAGACAATTTGTTTCAACAAGCTAAAAACGAAATTAATAGAACAGACGTATTAAAAGAAGTGGTGCCTCATGCCGAGGTAGTGCCCGGCATTGAGAGCCTGTTGAATAAATACGGAGTGAAGTTGGTTAAAGAGTCTATACCAAATCAACGAGTTACTAGCTTTTACCCAGGTGGGGTTGGGCAGAAAAGAACGCGAACCGAGAAAACCGGAGACCCATACACTGAATACGAGGTTGTATTTGATGAGGGTTCTGCGGTAGCAGACCAAGGGGCCAACCAAGCAGCCATACGCAAACAAGTTAAAGAGTTGTTAAATGACCACATAACAGACGGCCCCAATAAAATAAATGCGTTTAGTCTTGAGCATGTAATGAACCGGCGCAACAAGCTAGATGATTCGATCTCAATAATAAGTCCCTTGGACGATGTGTCTCGGTCAACTCGCGCTATTTTGTCGGACCTACGGACGCAGATGGGCAATACGTTTCGGCAACGTATCGATGCGCACCCAGAACTGGATACGAGTTACTTGGGCCGGTATGAAGATGCGATGATCCAGTTGGATGAGTTTGAGTCGATGCTCGGTGTATCGCCGTCTACGTTAACCGGCCAAGGCAAATTTCAGGAGGGGTTCAAGACTGAGTTTCAAACAAAAATGAACAAGGCCCTAACCGAGGGGCGCGAAGGTGCTTTTAAGCGGCTGCGTGAGTTAGAAGCAATAGGCGGGGATAACACGATTGTCGCTCGTATGGTCGGTGCGGCGATGCAACCGCTGCTGGGCTCAGGACTCGTTGTTAAGAGCGAAATAAGCCAAGCCTTTAGAGCGGCTGCAGGCATGGGTGCCGGGTTATGGCAGGCCCCTGCTGTGGTCCTGTTCAGTCCAAGAGCCGTGAATGAATTATTGATCAAAGCCTATGGGCCCAATGGCCCCACGATGGCGGGGGCCCGTGCCCAGGCGCAGACGTTAGTGCAAAGTGTTAGAGCGATGCAACCCAAGCTAAAGCCATTAGGTATCGACCTAAAGGAGCTAGCTAAAGAGGGGGTGACCGTAGGGATATTATTGGAACGATTACAGGAAACCGCCGATGCTGAAGAGCAACAGATGAGGAAATAATGGGCACAATATCTAGAGTAACTACTTGGTCAACGGGTGACACGCTAACCGCTGCCGATCTTAATGGCGAGTTCGATAATATTTTATCGACCGCTAACGGCTCTCTCAATGCGGATAACCTGGGCGTTACAGCCGGTATTGCCTCGGCCCTAAAAGCCGTAGTGCTGGATTCCAACAAAGACTTTGCCGATGGCACCGGGTCCAACCAGATCCGCAACCTGACGATAAGCGGGTCGCTGAAAATAGGGACTACGTTCTTACCCGATGCTTCGGGAGGTGCTGACCTTGGTTCCTCCAGCCTGGAATGGGGTGACCTGTATATAGCCGATGACAAGTTCATCAACCTCGGCTCGGATCAAAACATTCTTATAGGCTACGATGAGACCACTACCGACTCGCTCAAGATAGCCGCCACTGAAGGGGCTGCGCTGGCCATAACGCTCATGGCTGATGAAGGCGATGATGCGGGTGATGAGTGGAAGCTGAATGTAGCCGATGGCGGGACCATAACCCTCGGTAACGACATTGCCTCCGCAGGCACCTTTGTTACCCACCTGACGCTGACCCCCCATGCTACCGTAGCGAGTTCAACATTGGCATTAGCAGGCGGGTTGACCGTTGCTGGGGCTACTCAAGCTAACGGCACTGTTACAGTTGGGGCCGATGACCAGGGGTATGATGTCAAGTTGTTTGGTGACACGGCTTCAGCATATCTGCTATGGGACACTTCAGCGGACAAACTATTAACCGCTGGTGGTGCAACTATAGATATAGTTAAAGACAAGTTGCTGATCGGCGGGGTAGCTGTAACAACTACTGCTGCCGAGCTTAATTTTTTAGATACAGCGTCAGCCGGGACGGTTGTAGCATCGAAGGCTGTAGTCGTTGATAGCAACAAAGACATTAGTTCGTTTCGCAATGTTACGTTGACGGGCGAACTGGATGCTGCTACAGGCGATTTCAGTGGCGATGTCGATGTTGACGGGACGCTTGAAGCCGATGCAATTACGCTTGGCGGGACAGCCCTTGGCTCCCTCTACTCTCCCATTGCTGGTAGCACTTCTATTGTAACAGTCGGCACGATAGGAACGGGCACATGGCAGGGCACCGCAGTAGCCTCGGCCTACCTTGATGCCGACACCGCGCACTTATCCACTACGCAAACCTTTAGTGGGGCTAAGACCTTCTCGGCGGCTGCTCAGTTTAGCTCTACCGTTACCGTTGGCGTAGATGATACGGGCTACGATGTAAAATTTTTCGGGGCTACTAGTGGGTCGAGTTTGTTATGGGACGAGTCGGCAGATGACTTGATTTTTACGAATGCCGGGCTGGCCGTAGGCAGCGATGCAACAGGTGACATCTACTACCGTAACAGCAGCGGGTTTTTAGCTCGGCTGGGGGCCTCCACAGACGGATATGTGTTGACAACTGGAGGGGCCGGGACGATTCCGGCCTGGGAGGCGGCACCGGGTTCGGGCAGCTTCTCTGGTCCCGGCAGTTCCACCGACAATGCCGTAGTTCGCTTCAACGGCACGGGCGGCAACACAGGCCAGAACTCAGGCGTTACCATCGACGATAGCAACAACGCTACGGGCTTTGCCAACCTGACGTTAAGCGGCGAACTGGATGCAGCTACGGGCGATTTTAGCGGTGATGTAGATGTTGATGGAACGCTTGAAGCCGATGCCATAACAATCGGCGGTACAGGAATAGGGTCTATTTACGGAGTCGTTGCAGGCAGTAGTAGCATTGTAACAACTGGCGCACTCGACTCAGGTAGTATTACCAGCGGATTTGGCACGATAGATACAGGCAGTTCCGCAATAACTACAACTGGCGTTATCACCGGTGGCACGGTAGAAGCTACAACCGATACTGCCGCTGGCGATAATGCCGCAATAGGATACACTGCTGCTGAGGGGTTGATCCTCACGGGGCAGGGATCGACCAGCGATGTGACAATTAAGAACGATGCGGATGCTACTGTACTGAGCATACCGACAGGAACTACGAATGTCGGCATCGGCACTACGGCACCCAGTACTGATCTTGAAGTCATGGGCCCAGCCGGAGACTTTGGGACGCTCACATTATCAACTGCTGAAACTACCATTGTCAACACCGATCCATTGGGGCGGCTTGATTTCAGGGCACCCCTTGAGGCCAGTGGTTCTAACGCTATTGTGCCAACAGTCCGACTTGAAGCACGGGCAACCGAGACATTTGATGCCACCCATAATCAGACCGATTTGCTCTTTATGACTGCGAATGATGGTGGAGTCTCAGAGAAGATGCGGATCACCAGTGCTGGCAGGGTTGGCGTTAACACGACAGCACCGGGCGGGCTTGTGGACATAGAAGAGGATGGCACAGATGGACTCCACACCCTACTGGTTGAGAAAACAGACTCGGGCAATAGCGGTAATATAAATTATTGGATAGCAGCAAAGAGCTCCGGCACTGGATTTAATTTTGTTAGTGCCCAAAGCGGAGGCGGAGGCGGCCAACAAGAATTTTTGCTCACTGGAGATGGTAACGGTAAGGCGCAGAATACGTGGCAGGACAATGTTTATGATTACGCTGAGTATTTTGAATCTGCGTTAGGCGAGGCATCAGAACTTGGTCGTGCAGTGGTTTTAGATGGCGGCAAAATGAGATATTACGATGCCTCAACTGACGATGTGTTAAATATTATTGGGATTACTCGCCCGAAAAAAAATGCACGGGGACCGAGTATACACAATGTGGCGTGGGATGGGTGGCATGAGCGATATGTGACCGATGACTTTGGTCAGTATGAAATGGAAGATGTCACGGTTTGGTCGTGGGATAAGATTGATGCTATTGAAGCGAGCGAAGGCGTTGAGGCTGTTGAGGGTCGTAAAAGCGGTGGTGTATACGAGCGCGATGAGTTAGCAAAAGATCCCGATTGGACACCACCACCAGATGCGACGAGTTCTACTCAAAGCGTCCGCAAACAAAACCCTGACTACGACCCATCACTGGCAGATGATTACAAGAGTCGAGAAGATCGTGATGAATGGTGGTTAATCGGATTATTGGGACAGGTGCAGATCAAGTCCGATGAGCCGACGAACCCAAGATGGATCAAGATGCGACAGATTAGCGACTCCGTAGACATGTGGATGATTCGGTAGAGTGACTCACTGCGAGATCGGGTTTGTCGCATTGTTGGCGATAATTGCGCTAATCGGTATTGGAGTTGTAATGCGGTCAACCCTATCCCGCTATAGAGATGTTTCGGATTAACTGGAGCAATTTGCCACCAGATCCAGACGGGATGTCTTTGGCAGACGTAAAAAAGGCCTATAGGCAACTCTGGAGTCAACTGGAAGAAGCCAAGCGGCAGAAACGAGCGATTGCCTCGGTTTCTAAGGCTAACCGCAAAGACCTACTGGCCTCGCGCAGCGAAGCGAAGGCAGCAAAGGGCCAACTTGTTACACTGAGCAAAAAGCAAAAAGCGCGTGACGAGGCGAATAAGGCCGGGTATTGGTCGGGCGCAGCGGCTATAACTGTTACAATATTTTACGAGGCATTTAAGGTGGTCGGGTTTCCCGGCGGCAGGGCATGGGCCGAATTTTGGGGCCACGAAG